CTAATTATCACAATCGTTGTTTGCTAACGCTATTAATTCGCTCATGTCCATCTGTGCTATGTTGCTATTATTGCTAATTTCTATTACTTGAATCCGCTCTTTTCCAAACAAGCTAACGCCCGCATCAATAAAAAGTCTAGAAACTTTTTCGGCCGCCATGATAATGTTAATATTATCTTTCACTTTATCGCCTGCTTTTTTTATCATCTTAATCAGCTCACCTCTTGCCACAATAGCGCAAAATAATATCTGCTTTTTAATGTAAGCGATGTTCATTGCTTTCAAAATCAATTCGTCGCTACTTGTTTCGGCTATCGCTTCCACTACCACGGGATCAAGGTCTAATTTTTCTAAACTTTGTTTTAACACTTCTTTAACTTCTTCTTTTTTGGTGTCTAAAAATAACCCCATTTTATCCGTTGTCAGCTTGTCTTCTAAAACGGCAGCGGCTTTTTTAGCAATCTTTTTCTTTTCCCATTTGTCGCGTATCTTAAATTTTCTTATTAAATTAACGCTCACGCCATATTTTTTGCTTAATGCAATAAGGCTCAAACCATGCGTCTCATACATGGCCCTTATTTCTTTTAATATAACTTTATTTTCCCACTCTCCATCCATCACCCATAACGCTAAAGTCCTGTTACTAATGCCAAATTTTGAGGCGATCTTTTGTTTAGATTCCAAACTTCTTTCATAATATCTTTTTACCCTAAGTTTAAAATCTTTTGAATAAGCTTTATTTACTTTTTTATTTTCGTTTTCTTTTCTTTCTTCTTTCATTAGTTGTCTTCTTCTAATCTCTGGTATTTTTTGAGATCAATTTTTCCGCCTGTTTCGTTAATATAATCTATTTTTTTCTGATGTTCTTTGATTTTGGCTAACATTAGCGGGCTCACACTACCGCCCAAGCTCTCTAACATCTGCAAATTTTTCCTTAAAGAATTAAGTAGTATTTCTTGCGTTTGTGTGGCTCTTGCGGTGTTTTCTTCCTTGCTTCTAAATCCCCATCTTGTCATCTCTTTGGCTTCGTCTCTTAATTTCTGCGTTACCTGTCCGCCTTGTGCCATGGTCTTTGCGACTCGGTTAGCATAACTTAACCTAGCGTTATCGGTTTTTGCTAAATCGTAATCAACGCCTTTTAATCCTCCTGTCTTATGGTTGATCCATAGCTTAGCCTGATTAATAATACCGCTATGTTCTTGCGCTTTTTTGATTAAATCATTTCCTAAATCTAAAGCCTTAAGATCATCAAAAATATCCTGCGTAGCTTTGTTAATGTTCGCTAACCTTGTCTTATTCTCGCTCTTAATGTTTAGATTTCCGTTTAAATTCACATTCAAATCAAGTCCTAAAAACTTTTTAGCCATGTAGTAATCAAACATTGTGATGTTTCTGTTTTTGATCTTATCGTCCAAATAAGCGATCCCGGTAGAAAGGTAAGACGGCTCATTAGCTTCTAAATGATTACCTAACGCTTGACTATTAGCTAAACTTTGATTAGCTAAACTTTGATTAGCTAAACTTTGATTAGCTAAACTTTGATTATTCTTATTCTCGCTTTCTGGTGCGTTTTGTTTGATCGGTTTGTAGAGGCTGTTTAATTGCTCTTCAAAAATTTCACTTTCTAATCTTTCGTCCATCGCCTTGTCCTTTTTCTCAAATTATCTTAAAAATGTATTTTTTAAACGCCTCACCTTCTAGCTTGCCATCTTCAATCAATTCCTTACGCTTCAAATTGTAAGCGATCCCGTTTTTGGTCTCTCCTTGCTATTTTGACAAACAAATTTTAGCAAAAAAAAACTATTTCAAAGGTTATTTTTTTCTAAATGCGTCGATTAGGTCTTGATAGCCTTGTAACTTCTCTTTGCATGTGTTGTCTTTGACGATCACTTTGTGGTATTTGTCTTTAATCTTGGTAGTTTCTAAAAGCTTGTTAGCCTTGTATTGTTGGCTTTCTAGTTCTAACGCTTGGATCGTTTCATTTTGTTTAATCAAATGCGCTTCGTTGTTGGTTAGTCTTTCTTCTGTTAGCGCTAATTTAACTTTTAGATTATTATAAAAAACTAACAAAATAACAATAACAACATAGGGCACACCCCCCCTAAAAACCCTAAAAATCACACTATAAAACATCAGTATCTAAAAAAAGGATTGGAGTTAATATAATTTTTGACTTCTTCCATGCTCGCTGGCTTGGGCTTTGCTATTGGTGCGCTTTGTGTGGGTAGCGCGCTTGGTTTTATTGGCGTGGCTGGTGTTTTCATAGCGCTGTTATCCACTAGCGCGCTAAATTTAGCGCTTGGTGTTGCTTTTATTAGCCACTCTTGTTGCTGTTGGCTTAGCGCGTTTTCAAGTTTCATGGCTTTCGCTCTGTGATCGTTTAAAACTTTGTTTTGTTTGTGGCTCTCTTCACTCATGACCTGTTGTCTTTTAGCAAAATCCATGCTTTGTTCGGCTTGTCTTTTTTGCAAGTCAAACGCTTCGGCTTGCTTTTTGTCGTTAGATAAATCTCGCATTCTTTGATACTTCAAGGCTTCTTCTCTGATTTTAGCGTTATCAAAAAGGCTTCCTGCATTAGCGATCGTGTTCGCAAAATTGCCCATGCTTTCATTTAACACTAAGTTAGCGTATCGTTGGTTATTCAACGCTTGATTAAAACTATCTAAACCGCCTCTACCTGCTGTAATGCTTTCAAAATAAGCCATTAGCTTGTCCTTTCTTTTAATTTATTCGCTATCACGCTTATAGTGATGTTTTTACTTAAGGTTGTATTACCCTTGATCGCCTTAAAGGTTATCGTATGCTTTCCTACTTTATCGCTTCTAAACAAACACACGCTACCGCTCGCTATTTGTTCGTTAGCTTCATTATAAAAGCCCTCTTCAGCATTAGATAGGGTGCTAAATCCCCATAATCTTGCCGGCGCGTCTTTTAAAACTTCTAACTTGTCGCTAAAAACCTGTATAGAATTAACCTCGCTTTGTTCGTTTAGCTTTTCTAATTCCTTGCTCAAATTGTTTAATATCGTTTTCAATTCGTTCGTTTGTTCTTTTTCTTGAATGTTCATGCCCCTGCTGTCCATGGTGATTTGATTGTATTCAGATCCGATCTGAGCGATGATTTTAAACGCTGTTTCAAAAATACCCACTGTGATTCCGTTACCGCTAGAATGCACCTGCAATAAGCTCACTAATGCGTTAGCGCGGTTTATCATAGCGTTATCTCTTAGGCTTTTTAGCATCGCTTGGCACTGGATTAGCTTGTTTAGTGTTTCGGCTTTGGCGTTTTGTAAATTCGCTTGCATCCCTAAAAAGTCTATTTGCATTTTTGCCCTCACTTGCTCGCTTTGTAGGTATTGCGATTCTTCGCTTAAAGCTAACTGCTCGCTTTGTAAGGCTGCTTGCATGCTCGTAGTGTTTAAATCTTTGTTATTGAAATTTTGCTTTTGTAAGGCTTCTTTGAATAAAATAAAATTCCTTATAAATCGTGTTGTATCCATTTTAAGCCTTATCAATCACTTTAAACAAAAAGTTATTAACGCCTTTGTCTTTGACTAAATCAAAAAACTTTTTTACCGCTTCGTTGCTTTTATAAATCATCTCTTCATCGTGTTGCATTCCTAACAAAACGCATCCTAAAGTATCATGCGCGCTGTTTCCTACATGGATTAAAATTTTTCGGCTTTTGAAATCTTTGTTATTGGGATCTACTAGCTGCAACACTTCATGGCGTTCGTTATTGCATTTTTTATTTTGGTATTCTTTAGGCACTGTGCAACTCGTATCGCTCCACTCTAATTGATAATCTCTCGCTATTATCGGCCTATCTAAATTCGGCGTATCCGTTGGCTCTCCGCTGTTTTCTAATGAAAAGCAACTGAATAAGGCTTTTTCTTTTTCATAGTGTTTTAATATTGCTTTATCGCTTATGCCTTGGTCATGCGTGCTTTCAAACACTCTAAAAATTCCTAACATGCCGCTTTCTTTCTTGTCTCTCCTTACTAGCGATCTTAAATCGTGTTTCCTCTCCAGTAATACTAAATACATTAACTTCCTTTAGTTTCTTGGTATTTAACTACAATCAAGCCTTATTTTAAAGGGTTATTATTTTTTGCGCAAAACTTCAAATCGTTTTCTAGCGTTTCGGTATAAATCAATAACGCTCGCAAATATTCCAACGCTTCTAAATGCTCGCTCGGTCTTGATGGTATTTCAATATCGCATTTAATTGGCACTTTCACATCTCTATAAATAACCTTTTTAGCGCATGCACTAAAGCTAACGCTAAAAACACACACTAAAAATAAAAGCTTCATTTCAAAATTCCATAAACTCATCGCTTTCGTTTTTAAATAGCGTTTGCCTACCATAAACATAAAATCCTAAAAACTTTATTGCTTGTTGTGGTCTTATCGCTTGCGCTAGATTGTCTTTAGCTTCACAAATACTGAATACCAATTCGGATCCAAAGCGTAATAATCTGTCTTTATGCGTTAATACAAGGCGTTTGACTTGATTGTCTAAGATTAAGTTTAAAAGCTTGGCTAAGCCTTTTTTATAGTAGTTCATGCCACTCCCTAAATCTTGTATCACTTCATAGTTAAAGCCGCATCTAGCGCAATAAAGCTCTAAAACTTGAACTTGTCTGATTAAATCATCTTGTTGGTCATGCGAGCTTACTCTAACATAAGATTAGGTTATTATAGGATCTTAGTTTCTGTTTGTAACCCTCTAAGCTAAAATAAACCTGTTCTTTAAAATTGCTGTTATTTAAAGCGTTTTCTAAATTTGTCAAATCCATTCTACAACCTTTTTTTTAAACTATCTAGCGCTAAAGCGCTCACGCTCTCCGCACCTAAATATCCAACGCCTCCACTAATCGCTATGCACAAACTAGTAGGCAAATTAAAAAAATAATCCATTATTTCGTAGCTGATCCATGTAATTAGCATGCTCGATCCGACTCCTTGAATAATATAAATCACTTTTTCGGCTTTGTTCTTGAAATCCTCGTTTTTTATGCTTCTCAAAACATACAAAAACCCCACAAACAAACCGATTATTAGCACCAACAAATACGGGATGAATTTTGAAACTTCAAGACCTAAAACGATTGAATGCTGTTGCACTATTTGATCTTATTTTTTTTTGAGATGTTCTAAGCCCATGCATTTTGAATGCTCGTTCAATGAATCAGCGATTATTTCTAACGCTTCTAAATTTTGCTGCAATCGCGCTTCTAGTTTTTCAGTCTTATTCAAGCCGCTAGCGATCAAACCCATTTCAAAAATCTCTAACAAACAAAACAAAAACAAAACAGCAGGTATTATTTTAATAATATTCTCATTCCACATGCACTAATCCTTAAATTCCAGCGTTAAGATAACTCAATTCTAAATTTTCTAAAATTTCATCATCGCTTTGTTGTTTGTTTTTGACTTTAGCGATAAAATCCCTATAACCTTTATTCTTTAAACGCTCTAACGCTTCCCTATTAGCCTTTTTATACGCTAAACGCTTTTTTTTAATGTTTTCAATATTCTTAAAATTTTTAATATAGTTTCTGTTTTTCATTTAATGCCTTCCTTTTTGTTTGATTTAATCGTAACAAGGTATTTTTTTAAAGGGTTAGTTTTTTTATATCCTCCATGTCGGATTAGCGTGAAATCTTGCGCTATAGCTTGCTTTAATCTCTCGTTTTATAGGCGCTTTCGCGCTCTCATGCGTTATCGCGCTCGCTAATGCGTCTATGCAATCATCTTTTTTGAAAGGCTTATCCGGATTAAAGCTGAAAAGTTCTTTTTCTATCTGCTCGGTGTTGTTGCTAGAATGGCTAAACACTAAAAAACCGGTATTAAAAAAAGGTCTTATTGCTTTGATTTTATCCACTTTTGAAATCTTTCGGCTTGGTGTGTAGCAAATAATATCGTCGTTTAGTGATTCCTTATTGTTTTCTTTGGCTTGTTGGTTGTGTCTTGCTAATGCCACTAAAAGCAAACGATACAAGACCAAACCTCCGCCGTCGCTTTCTATAAAGGTTTTTGCGTCCTTGTATTTTTCTTTAGCCGCTAGAATGTGTTTAATGGTTTCTTCTTCGCTCCATATCCCAAAAAAACAATCTAAAACGATATACCTAACGCTTTCTTTGTAGTTTTCAACGCCCACGACGACAATAGCTCTATTATCCGCGTTCTGGCTCAAGCTTAAAGCGTTATCTACAAATATATAAGTGTTCATCTCTCCTAATTCATGCGTGAAAACTTTTTTTAAATACTGCGGATCAAAATACCCACCACTGCTAACGACTGGATCTTGTTGGTATTGCGCGCTAAATTCATCGTTGCCCATTTGTAGCCTTAAGAATTCTAATTGTTCCTTATTGTGTTTAGCTTCAAATAACGGCGTGTCTTTCTCTCTTGTGTGTTCAAAATCCTTTATTTTGTAGGTTTCTTGGTTTTCGTTCAAGGCTTTAAGCTGTATGATTTTCCATTTTTTGATCGTTTCTTCATCAAACTCCCGCTCGCTTTGTAAAAACCCGCATAAATCATTACTTCCTAATCGTTGCATTAAAATCGTTATGTTAGAGTTCGTGTCTTGCAATCGTGAGATAACGCTTTCTTTAAAGTTATAATTAACGAGGCTAACTTCTCTTTTAGAGTTCATCCCGCTCACTTTAATAGGATCATCAATGAGTATCTGGTTAGCATGAAATCCTGTAAGCGCGCTTTTTAAAGTCGTTACGAATAAGCCTCCACCCTCTCGTAATATAAACTCCCTTGCGTTGTTTTGCAAAAACTCTAAAGGTTCATCAAAAAAGACAGTTTTATAAAAAAAGCTACTCATCAAATCCCGCACTTGGTTAGCAATCTTTCTGCATAACTCATCGCTGTAAGAAATGTAAAAAATTTTTTTAGTCCTATCTTTGCCTAAGCTCCACGCTATGAAGCATCTTGCGATAATTTCGGTTTTTCCATAGCTTGGAGGCATGTTCAAAATCAAACGCCTTATTAGTTCATCGCTTTGGCATGTGTTAGGTTGCGTGCATTCTAAAACCTTGCATAAAAATCTAATGTGCCAGCTGTCTAAAAACGGCTTATTCTCATATCTTTCCCACTTCAAGCGCACGAATTGGTAAAAATCACGCCTTGCTAATTCTCTAATCGCTAATTCTTTTAAAGCTCGTTGCTTATCCATAGCATAACGCTCCCACAGAAAAACAAACCGCTAAAATAAAGCTAATCCCTAAAATGAAAATCAAAACGCTAATCGCTAACATTTCTAAAAACTTCATTTTCAATAATCCAAATTCTGCGCGCTTGGGTATTTTCGCCATGTCGTTTTATCGCTCGTTTTTAGTTTCTTTTTCGCTTTAGTAACCGTTTCTTGGTTGTTAGCATTATTAGCATTGTTGGCGTTTTGTCGTTGCATCTCTGTGATCGCTACCGCTTGGTTAATCTTTTCACTTTCGTTCGTGGTTTGAGATAGTGCACCTTGTTCGGCGTATTTGCGCGCTTTAGCTTGTAATTCCATGATCTCGGCCTGTAATTTTTGGATCTGTAAGGCTTGGATTTGTTGGTTATAAGGCGCGTTCGCTTCTTGGTTTTGTTGCTGTATAGCGTTAGCGTTTTGTATCGCTTCTAAAACGTCGTTAGTGATTGGACTGTCCATGTCGTTTAGCATCAGTGGCACAAGGCTTGGCACTAGATCCGGTCTTATTGGCGCTAAAATCTTTAAAAGCTCGTTCCAGTTATACCATTTTTCATCCCGACTCTCCGTTTTTAATTGTGATTTTAAGATCAAATCAAATTTTAGCGGTCGTATCTTGTTATCATCGTTAGAATTGATTTTAAAATATCTATCTCCTAACTTCCTATCCACGATTTTAAAAACTTGTTCTTTAGTGAAATACTCACAAATAAAGCTAACCGCTAATCTAAAAATCAGCCGATCCATATCATCAGTAGCCTTTAAAAAGGTTTGTAAGCCCATCAAGCCGCTTTCTTTCCTTTGCGCGATAGCAACCCCACTCTGTCTATTCACTGCCATTCCTAAGCTTTCATCGTTTAGTCCTGCTAATAATCTTAATAATTGGCGTTTTTGTTCGGCTTTCTGGCTTAAAGCGCTCAAATCCGCTTGATTGTTCATAAATTGGATCTTATGGTCTTTTAAAGCGTTCGGTCTAACTTTTGCGATCGCGTTGTCTAAGCTCATGGTTTCTACAAATTCCGCTACATCCACCACAGCGTCCTCTTCAAACATCGCTTTAAAACTCCCCATCATATTGCCCATGCGGTTTTCGGCGTAGTTAATGAAATCTTGCATGGGCTTAATATCCCTAAACAAGCCGTAATAATTGTTTGATTCGTCCGTGTATAGCTTGGATACGATAAAAGGGCATGCGCCATTCTTAAAAGGCTTTTTCTCGCTTTTGTAAATCCCAGCGCTTCTATTCCATAAATACCTATTCCATTCGTAGCCTTTGGTTTCTTCATTGTATTCTTTATACCAGCTCTCAATAACGCTCGCTATCTTTTCGTGATTCACATTAGAATAATTCACTATCACGCTATCACCAAACAATAATAAAGCTTCTTGCTCGCTCACTTCTAGCATCTTATGAAAACGCCTTGCATCTAGCGCGTTCTTATCGGTAGAAAAATAATCAATTACAAAACTTTCAGGTTTTATCGCTTTAATTTCAATTTCCACATTTTTTTCCTTATCTTGGCTCACCCATAATTGAATCACACCTAAACCACCGATTAAAAGGTTTTTGTCTCTTTCAATCATAGATTTATCATAATTTTCTTGTTGGATAAAGACCTGTAAAAGGCTATTTAATAAATCGCTTAAGGCTCTGTCTTCTTCTTGTTTAGGGCTTAATCGTATTTCGCTAATGCTTTCTATCTTGTAGCCTAAAATCTTATTCACAATCACTTTAAACATGTTTTCTACGATTGGCGTTTGGCCTCGCTCTAAAATAATGTTTAAAACATCTTGCGGGAGTTGGTTACCGTTGTAGTATTTCTTGGCTTCTAAAAATTCATTATTAGCGATTAAAGCCTTTTGATAGTCGTTAGTGAAATCGTTTTGTAGCGTTGTGAAGTCCATAAACAAGCCTTATTCTTTTTACAAAAGATTAGCTAAATCAAGGCTTGATTTTAAGGGTTATTTTTTGTCAAAACCTTGTCATTATATCAGCGTTATTTTTAGCGATATTGTCAATAGCCTCTCTATTCTGTAAGCGTTCTTGCTCCCTGGCGTTGTAGCGTTGTTTTTCTAGTTCAAACTGCTCTTTAGCCATTCTCATGCTTTCTTTAGCGTTCTTGTTTTGCTCGCTATAATTGATCGCGCCAACGATCAAGCTCCCTAAACCTCCGATCACTCCTCCGATCATTCCTAAACCTCCAATTCCTCCTGCATTCTCCATGAAGTTAGAAAATTTAGAAGTTTTAGGCGCTGGCTTATAATCGTTCAAAAAATCGCTATAACTCGTTTTAGAATAATTCAACAAACCAAAATTTTTCGGCGCTTGCACTAATTCTTGCGCGCTTTTAGCGTTTTGTGGTTTAAAGTAGTTCGGATCGTTTAAAGGGTTCTTGAAAAACATTTTTTAACCTTTCTTAAATTTTTAAAGCATTCTAAACATTTTTAAAATGCTTGATTATTTAATACTCTACCTCAATCACGCTCGGTAAAAAGTATACCACTCTTAAAACGCATTTAACACCGTTCATCTTGTTGACGCCTCCCACTTCTGCCACTACTACCTTATTACTTGTAGCCGTGTAGTCTTTATCGCTCGTGGCGGCCATTCCAGATTCGGAAGAAACGGTTCTCTCCAGAGTCAAAAAATAATTTTTTGTAGGTTCATCTTTAAAGCCTACATGAATATACTCATCTACAAGATTACCTGCCACTTCTAAACTCACCCTTACCACTTCTGCGCCGCTTGGTAGAGCCACTAAATCATAAACGCCGTTTTTCAATTCAAATTCCGCTTTTGCGAGATAACTAACGCTGTGAACTTTTTGTTTCATTCTTTCATCCTTTCTTATTCCATGTTAGAGACTAAACCGATCACGGCGTAATCTTGATTATCATAAGGCGTTACCACGCCGTCCGTGCTTTGATAGCGCGCTTTAGACACTCCTAAAAGACAATCCACGCCAACTAAAGACTTTCTGCCTGCGTCCACGGTTTCATCAATGTAAAACCTGGTTTCTTTAGAGCCTGCTAATAACACCGCGCTAGCGCCGATCAAGCAACCGATCGAGATTTCTTTGATTTTTGCCTTTTCTTTTTCTTGAAATAGCTTTTCTTTCAACTGCATAGGCGTTACAATGTTGCTAACATTAGCCTTATTGAGATAGCGCGTAAAATCGCTATCGCTAATACTTGAATTAGGCATGCCCACATTAAGCCTATTCCACACGCCCGCATCAATTACCGGGCAATTGTCAATCACGCCTAAAAGCCCGCTATAAAGCATGCCTTTATCTTCGCCAGCGAATGCGTAAAGCTTTCTTAATTCTTTAAATTCATTATCGGCTTTTAATTGGTTGGCTTGGTAGCTATCTAAAAGGATAATGTAGCTTGTGTTTTGCACCACCACATTTCCCACGCTTTGCATGGTCGCTCTAATAGGTTTAATAGGAAACGCTTTAGTGTTATCTCCTTTTAAGCCGTTTCGCGCGTGAAAAATCGCTTTTCTGATCGTTGCAACAGTCATCGCGGCGCTATAGAGATAATTCGTAAAATCGTTAGTCAAGCTTGCAACGATTCTTTTATCCCTTTCTTCATTCATCCATGTGGTCAAGCTGTCCACGCTCTCCTTAATGAAATCAATGCGCTCTAATTCGCTGTAAGCTTTGATTTTAGACCTTAAGGAATTGCCAAAAGCGTCCGGGTAGATCGTTTGGCTTAAAATCTCTAAATTATCGTAATTGGCCTCAAAATCCGTATTACCGCTAACACCGCTACCGGTTAGTTGCGCTTTAATCCTTGGGCGGAATGGTTGTTGACTCGCCACGCTAAAAAGCCTCACTCCTCGATCTGCACCTGTGCCTGTGATGCTAAAAAACGGGCTTTTGATCCAGCTTGCGTTTTGGATCTCTCTACCAACTTCTACACCTAAATTCGGGTTATTGGAAATGTTGTTAAAATTGATATTGTTAAGCTTTTCTAACATTTTGACGCTCCTTAGTATCTTGTCATGATGTTTTCATTATTGGCGTATCCTACACCACTTACACCATTACCTAACGCTTCTTTAGGTAATGGGCTTTCTTCTTCTTTGTTTTCTTTTTTAGGCTCTTCTTCTTTAGCGTTGATCGCATTGAAATAGTCTAAAACCGCTTCAAAAAAAGCCACTCCCTCTAACTTGTCAATCTGCGTTTTAATGCGTTTAGGTAGCTCTTCTTCATAAAATTCTAAAAGCTCGTTAAAGTCAACTTCAGGGTGCTTGTTTAAAAACGCTTGCTTATCTTTTTCAATCTGTTCGGTGTCTTTGTCTCTTTGGATTTCATCGCTTAAATCCATCGCTTTGCTTACCTTGTCCGTGAGTTTTTCTCTCAAATAGTTGTTTTGTTCGGTAAAAACAAATCTATAAAATTCGGGCTTATCGCTAAAAAACAAATCTTCCACTTTCTCGTTGGTTTTATCTACCATGTGTTTAATAAAATCTTGCTCCAAACTCGCCTCCGCTTGCGCGATTTCACGCTTTAAAGTTTCGAGCTCGATCTCTTTTTCCTTAATTCCCATGCTTATCCTTTCTTGTTATATAAGTAATAATCAAACTCTAGCTAAAATTAAAAATGTTTTTAAGGGTTATGTTTCAAAAATTGAATATAACCCTATTTTTTATTTTTTCTTTTAGCTAATATCCTTTCGTTATTAGATTTCATGTCGCTTCTAATAACTGTTTCTTTTCTGGGTTAAAAATGTTATTAACATTTAAAAACACCTTTTTTGTGCCACTTGATGAATGTTGATATAGCCATCAAGTGGTCCTCTCTCAAACTCGCACTACTTTGCTAAAATGGATATTTTTTGAATACATCAAACTTAAATAATTCGTTAGGTTATCTTTAGCAAGCTTTAATAACTGCTTGTAGTTTGCTAAAACGCTAAAATTGGTTTCATTGTTAGGGATTTCTAAAAGGTTGCATAAAACGCTATATACTAAAACATCAAGGCATATTTTAGGTAGTTTGATAGTGTCTAAAATGTTGCTAATCTCTTCATAAGTATAATACACTACTTCAAGTTCTCCACTTCTAAACGGCGTTACGCTTATCTTATCGCTCAAAATCAATAATTCACATTCTCCGCTATCTTTTTCTATCGTGTTGCGGCTTTCTATTTCTTTCTTATCTAATTTGACGCTCTCTATTCCTAAAAGGTTATTTAGCGTTAAAAAGCGTTCTTCTTTAGTGATTAAGGCTCTTGTTATGGTTTTGTTAAGCTTGAATTCTAAACAAATTTTTAAAAGCGCTTGATTGATATTTTCCACTAGCACGCTGTCTAAAATTTCGTAATTCCCCGCTTCGTTATCGTTCAGTCGTTCTCGCACTTTAGTTATAACTTCTATAGCTTCTATCATTTCAAAATCCTTTCTATCAATTCTTTTTCTTTTTCTAAAAAAAACCTAGGCTTAAGGTAATTAAAACCTTTTTCTATGTCCTTGTCATAGACTTCTAAAAAATCCGTCAATAAAGCCTTTTGTTGCTTGTTTTCTGGCTCTTTGGCGTTTAGTAGGTAGTTTTCTATGCTCTCCACTAAAAGCGCGTTAAAATTGATATTTTTAGGATAATCTCTATAATCCAAATTGCCCACGCCATCACACACGCCAAAACTAACGCCGTTAAACTTGAAAAGGTTCTTTTGCGTGAAGGGTAGTTTAGCGTTTAGATTATCTTTGATTTCTTGCGTGTGGATCAAAACGCCTCTATAATCAAACGCTTCTAAAACACCGCTCACATCAAAAACCACAACTCGCATCATTTCAAGCCTTTCACTTTAGCAAACAACCTCACAGCGCAATAAATCAAAACCGCTTTAAACACCGAAAACGCTTTCACTTCAAGCATGCTTTCTAAAAACAGATCGTCGCATTCCTTTCTTGTGTGGATTATAAAATCGTCCGGTCTAGGCAGGACACCATTCAAAACATCACAGATATAGTCATGCAAGATTGCGCATTTTAAACCGCTTCCGTATCGTGGTATCACAAAATTAAATCCCATGTTCGTAAAGCCATCGCTAGAAAAACCGCTTGGTATGATTAGCTTTTTAGAATGATCGTTTTTCAAATAGTATTCAAAACCTTCAACAAGCCTCAAGCGTTTTCCATCATTGCTAAACTCAGCTATAATCGGTTCGCTAAACTTCCTCATGTTAAGTATTCTTTAATTACAAATTTTTCCACCGCTTCTAAACTATCAATAGCCTTCAGGCGTTCTTTCTCTCTACCATAAAATACGATTAAATTCTGCTTAAACCTTAAAGCTTCCTGCGAGAGTTTCAAAATTTGCGCTTTAGTGTGGTTCTTGTAAGTCTTGTTAAGCGCAACGCCGTTGCTAACTTCAGCGCACCTAAAAACCGAATCAATCCCAGAAATGACTAACGCTTGCAAGTTAAATTGATCTTCTAAAGTCAAATCGTAAGCATGCAAATTCCCTAAAACACTGCTTCTAAATTCTTTAATGATTTTTTCTTTACAAATAGCGTTAATTTGGCTTTCTAGTTCTTGCTTTTTCTTTTTTAGCGTGATTTCTTGGAGTTTTTCAAAAACCTGTTCTTTAGTTATCTCTTTGTTATCGATCGTTATAACATTCAAGTGTATATCATTGTCAACCACTTTAAAACTGCCACAAAATTGTAATACGTTAAAAACATCTCCTAAATAGTCCTTATATTGGCTTGCATTTTCTAAAACCATCATTTTTGCTCCTTATACTTAATTTTTTGTAATATAATTAGAATTATCAAGGTTTAGGGGATTAGTATCTTTCCCTTTGTAATTTGGTGTTAAAGGCGACTCAATTAGCCCATCCCTTGATAAATTTAATTCATAGCTTGTAACAACCCATCTATTATTTAAGGTTTTACCTTTCCAAATATCATTTAGCCTCACTCTTTGATTTTTGAATTCAATTTTTAAACGCCCTAGGCGTTTCAAGTTTTTGTTTTTTTATCTCTTTCTTTGTTTCTTTTTGCATGTCCTTAACGGCTTGGATTAAGCGGTTCAATGTAGGATTATTTTCGTTCGGCTCTCTATCCACCATTAAAAGGTAATGCGTGAAATCGTAAATATCAATATCCTTAAGCTCCTTACTATTAGGATTAAACATGTCTTTTGTCACATCTGCGATCTTAAATTCTTTCAAACCTTTTTTAATGTTATCGCTCTTTAAGGCTTCAAATAACGCTTTAGCGGGATCATCAAACCTCGCAAATCGTGCGATAGCACCTCCTAAAATCTCGCTAATATCGCTTATGTTTTGATC